TTTTAAAAAAATGGATAGCAGAAATAAATCTAGCTCCTTTGAAAAGTTATAAATTTAGAATTGTAAAAGTAAAAGAAGCAGATCCTTCTTTGTCTCAAAGAGAAATAGCTAGAATAATTGGCTGTAGTCTTGGAAGTGTTAACAAAGCGTTAAAAAAATTAACATAAACTAAATTTATTCTATCTTTACAAAATGAAAGATATATCACAACACGGAATCACGCCCACAAAGCATAAATGCAAAATAGACGTTTTAAGACACTTTCTTTTATGTTTCGATACTTATGACGTCAAAAGTCTTTCGATTGATTTAAACATGCCAGTTTTGGCTCTAATCAATGAGATTGACAGTATTAAAGGTTGGGAATTCATGACGGTAACAACAAAAGCATTATATTTGAAAGCAAAAGGTTTTCAAAATCAGGAAATTAATTTAACATTAAATATAAAACGATGAGTGATTTCACAATTACAAAAGAGCAATTAAGAAGTTTGACAGATCCAAAAGTTAAAGAAATGTTTCCAGATGCTTTTGAAAATATTTTAGAAGAAGGAAATTGGTATAAAAGTGGTTATGGTGGTGCTATTGCTTTTTGTAAAAAAATAGAACATGGAGCTAAAGAGGATACTTTTTTTGGACATTCTGTCTGGATTGATGACTCTTTTGAAGATACGATGGAATTTCGTACGTATATGGACTGGCAACCAGCAACTCAAGAAGAAGTTTTTGACGCGTTAAAAAGAGCAGCTATTAAAATGGGATACAAAAAAGGTTTGTATTGTTTTTTTGGGATACATAAGAAGATTAGAGATATTGAAGAAGATGGTTTTAAAATGAGCACATATGTTAGTAACGCATTAGTTCTTGGGTATGATCAAATTTTTGTAGACGGAGAATGGGCAGAAATAGTTAATAAAAATTTATTGTAATGGCAAAAAACGGAAACATACACCCGACAAGGGTATTTAGAACTTCAGACGAATTGGAAAGGGCATTTGAATTATATAAACAAGATTTGATAGTTCAAGCAGGTAGCTGGCAAAAAGTCCAGTACGTAGGCAAAGAAGGGCAGCGAATGAGCGATGATCTAAAGTTGCCTTACACGATGGAAGGGTTTAGTGTATTTTGTTATAAAAATTATGGGGTTATTCATCAATATTTTAAAAATCAGGACGGCCTCTATTCTGACTTTATGCCCATCTGCTCGCATATAAAGGAAGAAATCAGGTCAAATCAGATCACTGGAGGAATGACAGGAGTGTTTAACACCAGCATCACGCAGCGATTAAATAGCCTAGTTGAGAAAATTGAAGATGTTACACCGGTAGCACCAAAGAAAATAATTGTAAAAATTAAAAGAGATGAAAATAATAATCCTTAAAAAATCAATCTTACTTATTAGAATTAATACAGAAGATGACTGCTGCAGATGTTTGTTTGTTTATTTTATTAGTTGGAATGCTTTTAAATTTGATGTATTGAATTTTGATTTTGAAGTTTTTACAATGAAACAAATTAAAGAATTTTACGTAAATTTGGCAGATGATTGGAATCGAAAGTATAGAATTTGAAGGCGGGATATTTAATGAATTGTACCACGAAATAGATGATGCGTTTTCTGACGAGAAGATACGCTTCATCTTTATTTATGGCGGTTCCTCGTCCTCAAAGACATTCTCTTATGTACAAAAATCAATTGTTTACATGATGGAGAACGTAGATAATAATAGCCTAATATTTAGAAAATTCTCAGTTGACATTGAACAATCAGTATTTCAAGACTTCAAAACAATAATTAACGATTGGGGCCTTAACGAATATTTTAAAATACAAAAGCATTACATTGAATGTCTATTGACAGGCTCTTACGTTAGATTCAAGGGACTAGATGATAGTGAGAAGATCAAAGGATTGTCTGGAATAAAAAAGATATGCTTAGAAGAGCTATCGCAGTTTGAAATGATTGATTTTAAACAGGTAAAGAAACGTTTAAGAGGGTTAGTAGGGCAGCAGATAATCGGAATTTTTAATCCAGTTTCTGAACTGTCATTTATTAAAACACAAATATTTGACAATGAAATTTTTACAGATTTTGAAAGCAAAATACAATCCAAACAAATTAACGATAAAGGAGATACAATTGTATTACGGACTTGTTATCTTGACAATATTTGGATTGTTGGTAACGGTAAAGGTGGTGGGTTTATTGATCACCATGTTATAGCAGATTTTGAGCGCGATAAAATAAATGACATAAATTATTATAACATTTATGCATTAGGTAACTGGGGTAAACTCCGAACAGGTGGCGAGTTTTTAAAACAATTTAAAAGCGATAAGCATGTAGGAACCTACCCTTATGATCCAACACTACCAATTCACATATCGTTCGATGAAAATGTACTGCCTTACTTGACGTGCAACGTATTTCAGCTATCAAATAATGTTTTAAGACAGATAGATGAGATAATGTTAAAGGATCCTTTAAACACCTTAAAAGACACGTGCGAAGAATTTATAAAAAGATACGGATTAAACAGACAAGGGCTTTTTGTTTATGGAGACGCTACCAGCCGCAAACAAGACACTAAGATCCAAAAGGGACAGAACTTTTATTTATTGATTAAAGCATATTTAAAATTGATGCGGCCTGATTTTAGAATACCGCGTGCTAATCCATCTGTCATCATGTCCCGAAACTTTACTAATGAATTATTAGCTGGAGAGGTTGAAGGCATTACAATTGCGTTTGATTCTAGGTGTCGCAATTCAATTAATGACTATCAGTACTGCACCGAAAATGAAGAGGGTAAGGTAAATAAGAAAGTAATTAAAGATAAATTGACTGGTCAAAGTTACCAAGAGTTTGGACACGCATGCGATACGCTGAGGTATATATTGGTTTCGATGTTTAGTGACAAGTATAAGAAGTACATGAAAGGTTAAAGTAATGTTAAAATTTTATTTGTTTGCTTTAATAACTAAATTGCTTATGTATCTTTACACCAGCAATAAAGCGAAAGACAAAATATAGAAATTATGATAAAAGTTTTAAACATATTAAGAAAAGGATTAGCAACTACAGGAAATGGATTTAAAATTGAATTATCCAATTTAGTTAAAGAATCAGGACTTTCAGAAATAGAAACTATAATGGCTTTAAATTCAATCACTCAATTCTCTAATGCTTGGGATTTAATAACTAATTATTAATGATTTTAAATAAAGAATATAAAAGTAAAAGCGGGGCTATTAGGACTCCGCTTAATTATTCAGATTGTGGTAGATATCTTTACACAAAATGTATTTATAAAGACGGTAAAATTTTGTTTAAATGGTTTTATAAATTACATAGAGTATTTAATATATAATAAAATAGGTGCAGAAGGATAAAACCGAACAAGGCGGAAATGTTAAATGGAGCCAGAAACCCAGCCTAAAATAAAATAAAATATCATGAAAAACAAAAACTTTATTTTAGGAACGATTATATTAGCTGTGTTTTACCTTCCGATTATGTGGGTAGCATTAGAAGCTATCTTATTTATTTTACGTTTAATATTTAATTTATAACTTATGAAAATACTAGAAAAAATATACGACAAAGTATCAAATTATTTATTTGGTGACGTAAACTGCAACCCTAAAGGATAATCTATGATTCTAGGCATAACATTAAATCGATTCGCAAAGATAAGATCTCAAGGCGAGAATGTAAAGTGTAATTTCTTGACTAAGATACTTCTTGAGAAAAAACCTGCAAAGAAATTTAAGTGCATGGAAATACAAGATCTCACATTAGATCAATTGGTTAATGCAGAAATGTACCTTGAAGATGAAGATTATACTAAATTTTGTGCTATATTTGTAATGCAAAAATGGTGGCAAACTATTTATATCCATAACATGTCATTTATAATTATGGAGTTTCTTTGTCAACAAAGAATGCATTATGAGTTATATGATTTTATTTTTGACCCGCCGCAATATGGTGACGATGCAAAAGAGACGACGGGCTCAGAATTAAAAAGGGAATTTGTAGAACGGTTCGGGAACTATGTTATATTAATGGATGTCATCTGTAAAGGAGATATGACGAAGTATAAGGCAGTAGAGCAGTGGAAAGTAAGTGAGTTCTTTTTCTGGGCAAACTATTTAACAGGTCAAAGAATAATAGAAGGGGTAAAATAAAACAATAATGGCAAATCAATTATCACAACTACTTACATTCATCATTGAGGTCTACGATGCAATACCACTTGTCAACACTATCTGTTTCAAAGATGACGATGTAGTTGACGTAGAAAAAGAGAATGTTTACCCGCTTGTATCTATTCAGTTGTTATCTGGACCAGCACCAGATTGGTACAACAGACAGTACATAATTGCTTTTGAAGTCTTAAACCAACGAGATGATACAAAGACATCAACAGGATCTAAGCTGTTAGCTGACACAAATTACATTGATAATATTGGTATCACAGATAGCATCGCAAATAATTTCTTAATGGAAATTTTAAAAGACCATAATGATCTTGACATACAAATTGTTGACGGCAGCATCTCAACATTCGATCCGGTACGAAAAGACGAACGGAATGCGCTTGATGGTGTTAAGTTTTCTGCCACGTTTATGATGCATCAAAATGGAATATAGTGTCGCCCAGATTAGGCAGTATATCAGAGAAGTGATAAGAGCTTCAAAGGATACTGCTCGCGTTGATTCTGGATTGCTAAAAGATACGATGAGAGGTGCTTATATTGGCAGGACTAAATCAATTGAATTTCGACAATTATTCTATGGAGCCTACGGAACCAATAGTAAGTTAATTGCTAATGCTGAAAGAATGATACCTAAAGATTTACCGTGGACGGTAATTTTTGAGGATGAAGAAGGCAGGGAAACGACGGTAAAAGGAAAAACTAGAACAGGAAGAGAAATAAGAAGGTCGGCAATATCTCAGGCAAATGTAGGTACTGACAAGATTAAGCAATTATTAAAATCTTTAACGATAGCAAATGGCAGCAAGAAAGACGATACAGCAGAAGGAAGTGGAAGCACTAACGAAGAATAGTTTGCTTGAATTAGGCGACGTCATTAAAGTTGTAACTGCTCGTAATTCAAAAGTAAGTAAGTTACAAAAAGACCACTTAAGAGATTCCATCGGTCGCGCTGTAAAGCCGTTCGATGTTTTAATTTTATCCGAAAAATTTTACGGACAATTTAATACTCCAAAAGGCCAACCAACCCCAAAGGATCGAAAAAACTTAACTAACACGCCTATGCTTAATGCTATTAAAGAGTTTCTACCGGACGCCACCAATGTTTATATAAAAAATATGATCGATTTATTAATTAGCCCAATAGTTTAACATGCCATTAGCAACTCCCACATTAACAAATATAAGTACTAAGGCTCAAATTTATTTAGCAGAGTCTCCGGTTCATTTTAATTTTCAAAACGAATTAGCAGACGCAAGTATTGCAAGTGTCACAATAGAAGTGTATATTTGGAGAGGATTTCAAACGGCTGATCTTCCTACAACACCTAGGCTTTTTTTTAATAATGTTAAAAAGATTTCTCCATCAGACAAATACATTGCGATTGAATTACACAACGAAATAAAAGCATTTATTACAAGTTCTAACCTCAATAAAAATAACCCCCAATATTCGTACAACACAACATCAGGAGCGACGACAGCGGGGGAAGGGGTTTACTTTCACATAGTTTACAAAATAGATACCGAGAGCGTTAAACAATTAGGATCTTTCTTTGCCACTTCTGGATATAGATATTCATTTGAGCAATTGGGAGGTCCTTACGCTACTTACAATGATATAGAAACCGCTAGAAAGTTTGCTAAATCAATTAATTACGACAAGTTTACTATTAATTTAGCCACAGTTGCAGCGACTTCGCAGTCAGGATCTGGAGCCAATGGCTTAATTATACAACAAACAGTTGTACCAGTCACAAGATTGCAACAAACAGGCGTTACTTGTAAGCTAGCTTACTTAAATAGATTAGGTTTATGGGATACTTTTACCCCATTTGGGAAGTTTGTAACCCAAGAACCTATCAAAAGAGACGAGTTTGCAAGCACTTACCGAAACCCCTTGCAAATTAATAGCCAAATTCAGCATTTAAAGCAAAACGGATCTCCTACAGGGTTCAGAAAGTTTGCTATTAACACCGGATTAATTGACGAAAGTAACAACTATCAGATACGTGAGTTAAAAAGTAGCTCTAAAATATACCTGATTATCTTTGGCGATGACGTTTTTACAAATGTTCAGGCAGGAATTACTGTGGATAGTACTGTTGTGAGTGTAGATAATACCGAAATTACGGTAGATAGTGACGTTGTAACGCTTGCTGATCTAGGATTTTACAGTAAATTTACTCAGATTCCTGTTCGGTTTGTTGGAAATGATTTTACAATAAAGACTAGATTAAACGAAAAAAGTTCTATATCTTATGCGTTGGAATTTGAAGAGACGAATAATTTTATAAATAATATCTTGTAGCATGATCCAGATATACATCAAGCACACCGATAATAATTTCTACTTACTAGACGTAGAGCCAACGGAACTTATTAATTTTAAATTAACGTCGAAAGACCTTACTGACATTTCAAAAATATTTAGTCCTTTCACGCAATCATTTAATCTAAAAGCTACAGACAAAAATAAAATACTTTGTGGATTTATTGGCAATGAAAAAATACAACGTGCCAATTTGACAGGCGAATTTGATTCAATGATTTACATTTCTGGATTTTTATTTCAATCTGGAAAGATTACATTTGATGAATCAGACTATGAATTGCAAGATCAGAAAACTTTAAAAACTTCTTTTGCAAGTAATTTGACCAGCTTGACAGATAGGCTTGGAGATACAACTATTCAAACATTGTTTCAAGATAATAATGGGGGCTTTGATGACGCTGTGAAAGTAGAATGGAATTACTTGACGTTACGTGATAGGATGAGATCAATAGTAAATGTACTTATTCCTAGTACTAATATCGCCATGCGTTTTGGCATCCCTTTTATCTCAAACAATAGAATTTTTACTTACGACCAGGTTAATCTTGACGTTGTAGATAACATTGCTTTCAAACAAATTAGAACAGCAGCTACTGTAAATCAGATATCATTGTCAGAAGTTCGTCCCGCTGTAAGTTTTATGACAATTATGGAACACTTAATTTTAAAGATAGGCACACCAATTATTTGCCCAATTTTTGAAAGACCAGAAGTTAGAGATATTTTTGTGTGGTGCAACTCGGAAAGTCTTGTCGTTCCTGATGCAAAAGCATTTCCGTTAATTAATTACAATCCAATTGTTGCGCTTCGTTATGATTTTAAAGAAGATAATAATGCTGTTAACGTTCCTGCATTAGCCAATGTAAAGTGGTTAATGAATTCTAATCCAACTACAGGGATTTTTAAGTGCGACAGAAATAACGTCAACTCAGGAGAGCAAGGAGGCTGGTCGGATGGGTTTGACGTAAATGTAATTTTTAATAATTTGGTTTCGCTTGAAGGACCAGA